GCTGTTGATAATCTTCAAAAAACAACTCATTACCCTCATTAATCCAAAGTATATCTCTTGAACTCCCTCTTATCTTTTGTGCATCATCAGCTGAAAACATCTCCAAAGTATGCCCATTAAATTCAAATGTATTTTCCGACTTGTTATGCACGCCATTCCAATATATACCTAATTCCTTAGAAATATGCAGAAAGTCCCTTAAAACCGATCTTTTGAGTGCTGGGAGTGTCTTTCTGACTATCGAAATAGTCAACGACTTTTTTTCAGTTGTCATAAGGTATAAACAATATTGCATAAGTGACCAGGATTTACCAGATCGTGTACCCCCTTGAAATATATTTAATCTTTTGTTTGAGTTTACTGCCTGATAAAATTGTTTATTACAATATTCTTTTACTCTTTGTCTTTGGCTGGTGTCCATTCAATTAGTTTGCTTTCGATTGAGCCATCATGTTGTATTTCTTGTCTCTCAACATAACCTCTTTTTTTTCCTTTAGTTTTCAGTAGAAATATTGTTGCTGTTGTATTTCCATCTTGTATTTGCTTATGTAGTTGGCTTTCGGCAAAATCTAAAGCTACGTTTTGTAACTCATCGACTTTTTTCTTAAACTCTTGATCTTTATTATAGTAATCATAATATGTTGCTCGGTTGCAACCAACCTTTTTACAAGCAGTCGTTACAACACCTAAAGATAACTCAAGAGCTTCTAATAAGTTCTTTTTTAGTGTGTTGGTTTTGTTGGTTCTTTTCATGCAACAAAATTACATAAAAAAAAGGGAGTTGTGAAACCCCCTTTAATTACCTAATGCCAATAGAATTAACCTGGCTTTTTATATTAGGTTTTATTTTATTAAACTCAAACCAAGTTCATTAGCAACATAGTTAATGTGTTTTTGAGTTGTTGTACTCCAGTAACCTAGTTGATATAATTTATTGCCTTTAATCTCAGCTACCTTAGTGTGATAAGAATATATGTCGTTTCCATTCTTAAAAAGATTCTTGTTATATCTTGCAAAATTTTCTTTTTGTAGTATCATTTTAATAATTTTTTAAGATTAATATGTGTAACTTGGGTATTCAACTTCTCTCTCAACATAAAACTTTTTTTGAACTAGTTTTAATAAGTTTACCCACTCATCAGCTAAGAACACATTGCCATCATTAGTAGTAATATTGTATAATAAACTTCCTAGAGAATATATAGCATCATTACTGTTCTCAAAATGATCATCTGATTCATAGTCAAAATCAATTTGCTCATTTCTTTGGTATTGTAGATTATAAGCTGTTCTGTTAGCCACATAACCATACCAGATTGCTCTACCTAGAGTTTCTCTAGCATCTTCAAAAGAAAATGTTTTTCTTGATTGAAAAATCTCTGTTGTTTCAACAAAAGATAAAATGTTTTCGTTAGCTGTTAAAGTGTTTGTTAATTTTGAAATTTCGTTTTCTGTAAATAATTGTACTGACATAATTTTATTGTTTTAAATTCAATACAAATATAAAAGAATTTTTTTAATTACAAAAATTTTTTTTACTTTTTTTTTAGTTTACTCTATACCTTTAAATGCTTTTAGAGGGTAAAAAACTAAAGTATTTCTATATCCATCTTCAAAAGTTGGTATAATTGGCGTTACACCATGCACATTTCGCCATGCTGGATATACTAACATTGAGTTATCAGCGCTATTTACAGTAGCACCATAATCTGGTACAGTAGTATGGCCACCAGTTGAGTTTTTTCTTTTTGCTATGATAACATTAGCACACCCTACTAGGTTACCAGCATCTCTATGAAAAGGTGCTGGGATATTGTAATTTGAAATACTACTAGTAAATAAGTTTCCAAACCTCCATTTTTTGCTAACATTTTCTGATATAATCTTTTTTTGTTCTACATATAAATCAGGTGTGATTTCTTTTATAATTTTTTCACTTTCTAAGCATAACAATAACATAGCTTTTATAAAAGTTTGTGCTGTTTTAACATTGTGTACACTACTAATAGTAGCATATGGTCGCCTCATGTGTGGCTTAGGTGGCACACTACCTATGATAGTTGAATATTGCAAAACCTCTTTGTCTTCGTTACCATCACCAAACCCACTCGATCTTTTCATTACACTTTTTGGAACTCTTTTAGATCTTAATTCCTTATCAGCTATATCAGCTAGTTGGGCCGCTTTTTGAAAGTTTTTAGATAAATCAGCTATATAAAATCCTATTGGCTTACCCTCAAAATAAAAAATACTATCCTCAGTAACATTTGGCTCAATAGTGCCACATATATCACCTACTTTAACATCGTGTTCAATTTGTTTTAAATCTACTTTTTTCATTTTCTAATTTTTCTATTAATAATTTACCAACATATATTTTATTCTCTCTAAACTCTTTCACTAAGTCAAAAGCTCTTTGATAATCTTCAAGATCAAAAGGTATCTGTAATGCTTTTTTTACATTACCAGTCATCTCATCAAGCTCACCACCTAAATCAATGTCATCAAGTATTGAGTAATCTGGGTTTTTGTCAAACTCAGGTAAGTTTAAACCCCAGTCATTCAGTAGCTCAGTATTCCACTCATTAGCTAACATATCAAAATCCCAATCACCAAAGCCAACATTATCTTTAATAATAAATTCTCTTTTTTGTTTTTCTGACCAACCCTCAGCTGTATCAATCCAAACTTGTTTAATACCAGCCGATTCACACGCTTTTAATCTCATATTGCCACCTAAGACAACCATTTTTTCATCTACTATGATTGGTCGCTTTTCCAACATTTCTGGAAATTCTTTGATTGATTTAACTAATTTTTTAAACTTGCCATCTCTAATGTATCTAGGATTATTAGGGTTCGGCTTGATTTTTTTTATACTAATTTTTTGTACCATGTTTGCTTTTTTGGTTATACAAATATAAATATAAATCCCATATTTTTTCGCTTGCAATAGATTGATTCTTATATTCTTGAGGTGATCTTATCAATTTACCATCATCGTTAATTTCAACAAAACATTCTTTTTTATTTCGTACAGGAACAATATATACTTTGATATTATTTTTTAAACACCAAGATTGAGCTTTTAAATATATATTCATTCGGTGCCTGATATTATATCTTTTTTATTTGAATCCTCAACTAGCATTGCAAACCCTAAGAATAAGTAATTTAAAGCATCTGCATAACGACTATCTATTGGCTCAGCTTGATGCATACTAGAATCACCAGCATGGCTTAAAATGGCTTGAATATGCTTGTTAAAGAACACTGCCCAAACTTCCATAGGTTGTATTCCAATACTTTTAGATGTTTGTTTAAAATTGTTTAATACATCAATACTTTTGTTTGTGTATTCTGGTTGCTTAGCATCCATAATATCTTGAGCTTTATCTAAGATATATCTCTTGGTTTCCTCAAATTCTTTTTTTGTCATAATATATTTAATTTAATTTTATTTGCTATTGCCTCAACGACATCAACAGTTACAGCATTGCCACACATTTTATACCTTTGTGCATCTGAAATTTTACCTTTAGTAATTCCAAATTTTGTCCAATCATCTGGAAAACCTTGTAATCTTTCACATTCAATAGGTGTTAATCTTCTGATTTTATCTGTATATACACCCATATTACACGCTGTATCTAATGTTTGTGATTGTTTTTTTCCCACCCTACCTCTTTTAGTAGTTGAACCAGGGAAAGCTAAATTTATAGAATCTCCTGTGCTAGCTTCCTCATAACCTGTTTTAGTGCCAGATGAAACTTTTATTACAGGTTGGCCGCTACCATCTTCTCTAGCTCGTGCTGATATAGTAGGAGACACTAAATCTGTTCTTGGTTCAAAACCTCTTTTATCTTTATACGTTCTCCATGTTCCAACCTCTATTTTTTCTTGTGCATTGAGTTTACGTTCAATAACGTAACTTCCTGATCCGTTTCCTGCATATCTTGCTGTGATTGTATTAATGTTTGCTTGTTGTCTTTGTAACTCATTAATCTGTCTATTGTTTTCTGTGATAGGAAATATTTGCCCTCTACTTTGTTTTGTAGAATATCCAACAAGGTAGATTCTCTCTCTATTTTGGGGTAAAAACCAACTTGTATTAAGCAGTTGCCACTCAAGTCGATAACCCCCAATGTTGGCAAAGGTTTGGATAATTGCCCAAAAGTCGTCGCCATTGTTTGAGCTGAATGTTCCTTTAACATTTTCCCAGATAAAAACACTCGGTCGGCATTCACCGATGAGTCGTATTGCTTCACTAATAAGGGAGCTTCTATCTCCTTGCATACCCCTACGCTTTCCAGCCAAACTAAAATCTTGGCAAGGTGATCCGAAAGTGATAAGGTCAATTTTTGGGAGTTTTCCTCCTTGAACATCTGTAACTGATCCGACATATTTACTATTTTTAAAGTTATTTTTATATACATCTATTGCATAATTGTCAATTTCTGAAAAATAAGATTCAATCTCAAACCCAGCTTTTTCAAAACCAAGATGAAACCCACCTATTCCACTAAATAAATCTAATTGAGTTAATTTCATAATTTATTTTTTATATCAAATAATAATTGCATAACACACATTAATTTATGTTCTAAAGTTGTATTATAATCATTGTAACTTTCTAAAGAAAGCTCATTAAATAAAATAGAAGCATCCTCACATATTTGAGCTGCATAATCCAAATCTTCTTTATTTATTTTTAAAGGTTTTTTTAAGCTATAATTGTCAATCATAATTTTTATTTAAAATGGTACATTATCTTTTATTACTTGTATTTTTTTTTCGCCTTGATATATCTCTTTATATATACCCCCATTATCAAAATCTGGAGCTATCTCAAAATCACCTAATTGTCCATTTTCTTTTCTTTTAACCTTTTCTACATGAACTCTAACAACATCACTTTTGTATTTTGTTTTTTGCCCTATGCATCTATAAGCAATTAAGCCATTATATGCCTTATTAAAAAAATCAGCTGAGCCAGAAATATCGTATAATGTTGGCTTTTTATATACACCACCCTCACTTTCTATTTTTCTAGGATGTGCCACTAAAAATAGATGAGTGTTAGTTTGTTGACAAAATTGTGTTATTTGACTTAATATTTTACCAATATAACTATGATCTCTTTGTGCTGAGTGGTCGAGCATATTCCAGGGATCTATGACACAAACATTTATACCTTTTTGAAATACAAGCTCCCTAAATGCATTTAAAATACCTTTTAAGGTTAAGTTTTCTAAATCAATTTTAATCCAAAAAAAATGATCTTCAATAAAATCTTTTGTATTATTTAAATCATCACTATTGCAATTTTTTTGATTTAATTTATTAGCTATTCTTTTTATATGTCCCTCATAAGGAAAACTCTCAGGCGAAAACATTGCACATCTAAAATCGTGCTTAGTAGATATATTACACAATATTTGATCTAGTATATCGGATTTACCAGAATTTGGTATCCCACTTACAACTGTCCACTCACCAAATGCCATTTTAAAATATTCATCAGATCCTGGCAAACCAATAGAATAATTAGTTATGCCATTTTCATTATAATTTAGTACATCTTGCCATATATTGTCTAAATTTAACACGCCCTCAAGTGGAAAATCTTTAGCTTGTTTTATTATATTTCTAAGTGCCTCAGCTCCCTTTTCAATCAAAACTTCATTAGCATCTTTGAAATCACCGAACTCAACATACT